GCGGTGGGGGTTTGGTGGGGGTGGTGGGTGGGGGGGGGGGGGGGGGGGTTGATTAGGCTTTAGCTGAACACTCCATTTTTTTTAATTAGAGGCCCTTAACCGAAAGGTTTAGGGCTTTTTTTTGTTCTTTTGTGCTTGACAGGAACATCTTAATGTGTATAATGGTCACAAATCGCAACCGGCTTCTGGCAATGAGCAAGCCCCTAACAGGGTCCGTCATCGAGGTGCGAGGCCTCGACAGGTGCGATTCCCATAAGCGAATTTGCCAACGGCCTCAACATAAAATGACAGGCGCACGGCGGTTCGGGATTGGGGCGGACGAAGAGCAATCCTACACAGGAAGGGAGGTGAACCTATGATCGGAATTGGGGCGGTAGATGAGATTACCAAGGTGGCGAATATCTTATGCAATCAGGTAGTCATCGAGGCAGTAAAGGCGGTAGTAAACAAGCACTTTTCAAATCCGATTGAGAACCATAACTATCTGAAAAAGGTCATGATCGGGATGAATGAGGAAGCACAGAAGGAAGAGGCCAAAAAGAAGGAAAAGGCCCTGCGGGAACGGGAGCAAGTGCTTATGTCGGCGGGGAGGGTGGGAGAGTTGGAAGGGCAGAGGTCAGGGGTCGGGGGTCAGGGGTCAGAAGATGAGAAGGTCATGACCGCCCGGGAGTACCTGGCGAAGGTGGGCAAGAAGAGCCTGCTCGAAAAATAGTCTCGCGCAGAGACGCGGAGGGAGGACGTTGAAACACAGACAAACAAAAAAGCTCAAGGCCGAAAATAAACGGCTGCGAGCGGCTTTACGCGCCATGAAAGAACCGTCTCGGGAGTACATCCCGATCGCATGCATTGAATGCCCATTTAGAGAGGCTAACGGTCCAACTAAACAGGAGTTATTGAAGGCTGTTTTGGGCAGTAAGTATTCAGATTATTAACCTTTGCGGCTCTGCGCCTCTGCGCGAGAAAGGGGTTTAGCATGAGAGGGAAAAAGGTCAAAGAGATGCGACAATCGAATCCGGCGAAACCGAATCCGAATGCAGTCGTTTCCCGGATCGATATTGTTGCGTATGCCGATGGGCGGCTCGGGATCAGTGGCATGCTTGTGGATGAGAGGACCACCAGGAAGATGATGACTGCGGCGGCTAAGCGGATGAACGAGTTTTTTGAGGCAAGGATAAAGGCGATGTTCAATAAGGAGGTGCAACATCCATGAGGTCATAGAGGGTCATCCCCCCGTGAATGGCAAGGGCCAGATGATTGATCCGCCACGCGGCCCCTTCCTTTCCCAGGGCCTGCGCCCCCAGGATTTTTCCGTCTGCCTGGTTGACGATGACCCTCAGGTGGACCTCCGTCACGTCGGGCATATTGAAAGAGAAGATTCCTGAATTGTCTGCGGCATATCAGGAATGCGAGGGGGCTTTTCCGATAACGATTACGGCGAAATTGAGGCCGTGTGAATCGGAAGCTAAGTATTTCGTTGAAGCATCCAAGAAGAGACAGAGCATATCTTCGTTCCATACCTATAAAGCCGCATGTGTGTATGGCGATGAAACAGCATTGAAAACCCGAACGCTCTTGGATAGCGTCGGATATAGAGTATCGCAAGACTCATCCGGAGCAAACACAATTTGTTGCATTTCAACATTAGTAAAATGGGTCGGTAGAGACTACGAACTAACTCGCAGTGTTTTTGAATTTTTAGTCTTGGTGGATATTGATGACCACCGAATAACGGCCAATTTGTTAGACGGCCTATGCTTATTGGTGTCTCATTTTCGTGATAAAGGCAACGATTTAATGGACCAAAAAAAAGGCATATTGCAAAAACTGGAGTCGATTGGAATTGCCGGGATGGAAAGATCAATCAAAAATGAAGTGTATAATTACGGCAAGGGAGGACCCTATGTTTACGCCAAAGGACTGTTGAATGCCATCAACCACAAACGAAAAAATCGCTTGGAGTGGTAAAGGGGGAGGAAACAAAATGATCACAACACCCATCACAGATTCATCACAGATTACCGAAATCGCTTACGATCCATCAGAGCAAATCCTGGTTATCACCTTTAAGAAGAAGGGGACCAAGTACGCTTACACCAACGTCCCCGCCCACATCCACGACGAGCTCATCAAAGCTGAATCCAAGGGCAAGTATTTTCACCAAAACATTCGTGGAAAGTTCGAGTATGGCCGAATATACGAAGAGGTCTGACAAGGAGGAAACGCTTGGAAATCAAACTATTAAAACTGATTCTTACCAATTTCAAGGGAATCCGCGATCTCGTTCTTGAACCCAACGGTCGCGACATGCGGATCATGGGGAATAATGGCGTGGGGAAAACCAGTTGCGCGGATGGTTTTTGCTGGCTTGTATCTGACAAAGACAGCCTGGGCAGGTCTGCATTTGCGCTTAAGACCCTGGATGAAAACGGCCAGGAGTTTCACAACCTCGAGCATTCAGTCGAAGGAATCTTGGACATCGACGGCCAGCAGATCACGCTCAAAAAAACCTTCAAAGAAAAGTACACAAAGCGCCGAGGCCAGGCGCGGGCTGAGTTTACCGGCCATACGACCGAGTACGAGATTGACGGCGTACCGACTGAGAAAAAAATATGGGACGCCCGGATCCAGGCCATCATCAATGAGGACACCTTAAAGCTCTTGACCTCTCCAACCTTTTTCAACTCCCTGCACTGGCAGAAGCGGCGGCAAATCCTCCTGGATGTGTGCGGGGATATATCGGATGCAGGCGTGATCGCATCCAACAAAGACCTCGAGGCCCTGCCCGATATCCTTGGAAATCGCTCGCTTGATGATCTTCGGCAGATCGTATCGGCAAAGAAGAAGAAGATCAACGACAGCCTGAAAGAGATCCCTGCCCGGATCGACGAGCTCACCAAGGGGATGGCTGAGGCCATGGCCTACAACGTGGAAGAGATCCGGACGCGCATCACCCGCCTGGAACTCGACATTCAAAAGGCTAAAGACAACACCAATACGGCAAGCCTGCGAAAGCGAAAAGCTGAACTGGAATCACAGATTGCAGAGACCAGGTCGTCATGGCGCGTATCCCGATCTAAAGATGAGGCAACGCTGGATGAGAGATTTAGGTCTGTCGCAAAAGAACTGAACCGGTCCGATGGGGACCTTCAGCGCATCACCGGGGAGATTGCCGGCATTGATTCCACCATCCAGCGGAATGATCAGGAGATGGCGCGGCTGAGACAGGAGTTCAGCGAGATCGCCTCACAGAAATACACAGGGGCCTCTGTGTGCCCTACCTGTGGCCAAGGCCTGCCGGAGGATCAAATAGCGGCAGCCATGGATAAGCATAACCGTCAGAAGGCCGCACACCTGTCAGAGATCAACCGCCGCGGCAAGGAGCTGAAGGATGTAAACGAGGGCCAACTTGTAAAGAGGAAGATCCTGCAACAGAAAGCCTCTGAGTTGGAGGCTTCTATAGCGGGACTGTTGGCTAAAGCAGAAGAGACCCAGAAGGAAGCAGCAGAATACGCGGAACACATGGACAAGGCCGAAGCCGACGCGACCGCAGAGTTGGAAATCAAACTGACAGAAACGATTGAGGCGATTAGCAACACTGCTTTCGAAGACACCTTTGCTCTGGAGCAAGAGCTTCTGATTGAGCAGGCCAAATTGTCTGAGGTGGCCGCAACCAAAAAGACACAGATCCGGATCGCTGAACTGGCCGAAGAGGAAAAGAAGCTGGCCGCTGAATACGAGGCCCTGGAACACCAAGGTTATCTGATGGATCAGTTTACGGTTGCCAAGGTAGGGATGCTGGAAGGGAAAATAAACAGCAAATTTCATCTTGCCCGGTTTAAATTGTTTGCCGAGGCAATCAATGGAGGAATTCAGGAGTGCTGCATAACATTAATTGAAGGCGTTCCATGGGATAGCGTGAACACCGGAGGCCAGATCTTGGGTGGGCTTGATATCGTGTCAACACTTCAAGGTCATTTCGACATAAAAGCACCATGTTGGCTGGACCACCGGGAAAGCCTAACGATTGATGTTATGATGAATTGCCAGCTAATCAGTTTGGTAGCGACAGAAACCAAGCAAGAATTAAGCGTCGAGGTTTATTAAGGATATTGCGAATGAAAAGTGGAAGGCTGAATCTTACTGGGAGAAAGTTTGGAAGGCTAACGGTTCAGGGATATTCCCATACCAGCAACCAACGAAATGCCGTTTGGGAGTGTCTATGTGATTGTGGGAATAAAGTTTTTCTGAGAAGTGCAGTTCTTGTCAATGGCCATACGTAAAGTTGCGGGTGCCTGCAAAAGGAAGGTGTAGCGCAACGAAATTATAAACATGGGTTGACCCACACAAGGCTTTACTCGGTCTGGTCAGGCATGAAAAAGCGATGCTTAAATGAAAACCAAGCCCAATTTAAAGATTGGGGTGGGCGGGGTATTATGGTCTGCGAAGAGTGGCTCGATTTTAAGGCGTTTGCATCATGGGCTATGGCAAATGGGTACCGCGACGATCTCACCATTGAGCGAAAGGACAACGACGGGAATTACTGTCCGGAGAATTGCACTTTTATTCCGTTTAGCCGTCAGTCCAAAAATAGACGCACTGTTCGCCACTTCAAGTTCAACGGTAAAACCAAATCGCTAAGCGATTGGGCAAAGATATGTGGGATAAAGCAAAACACTTTAGCAGATCGGTTGCGAAGGGGATGGAGTATCGAAAAGGCGTTAACCACAAAAACTGGAGGTTGCTTTAGATGAATGAGAAAGCCGTAGTTAAAGAAACTATGTCCGCACGGTTCACTAACATGGTAGTCCGGGAGTTCGGATCCACCGTGGGAACCCTGGCCCTGACCCCGCATCAACAGCGGCTGGCCCAACACCTGTTCATCGGGATCGACAACCAGCTCAGAGACCTGGAGGCCAAACGGGTGCAGAACACTAATGATAAACGCCCCGCCATTGCATGGTCCAACATCAACATGGAGAAGCTGGCTCTGGACGCAGTGCATCGGATCGAGCTGGGGCTGGATGCTCTGATACCCGGGCACATCTATTCGATCCCATATCTCAATGGCAAGACCGGTAAGTACGATCTGGATATGCGGATCGGATATGTGGGGAAGGACTACTACCGAAGGGCTATGGCCGTGGATCCCCCGGTCAACATCATCTATGAGCTGGTTCACAAGAAGGACAAGTTTAAGCCCATCATGAAAGGGAAAGGGAACGACATCGAATCCTATGAGTTCGAAATCACCGACCCATGGGACCGTGGGGAGGTTGTTGGCGGGTTTGGGTATCTCGTGTATGGGGACCCAACCAAGAATAAGCTGGTCCTGGTGTCCAAAGCCGACTTTGATAAGTCTAAAGGGATGGCCCAATCAAACAAGTTCTGGGGCGCCCATGAAAAGGAGATGCAGTTCAAGACGCTTGTTACTCGGGTGACGAGCAAGCTGGCCGTGGATCCGGAAAAGGTCAGTGCGGCCTACACCGCTGTTGAGCTGGACGACAACCATGCCGAGATCCAGGAACGCGCCAACGGGGAGTTTATTGACGTGGAACCGGAGCCCGTGAAGCTTGCTGAGCCGAAGAAGGAGCAGCCCACGGTCAAGGCCCAGCCCGAGCCACAGGAAGAGAAAGAGGATAAGAAGGAATACCTGCTGGTGTGCCCGGCTGCCATTGACAGCAAGCGACCTCGGAAGCCTATATCTGTCTGTATGAAATGCAAGAACCAGAAGCAGTGTGACCCATTCGTGGAATGGTCCATGGCCAACGGTGAGGCTGGGGAGAAGAATGCCGCAGAGGAACAGCCTATACAGGTGAATTTGGGGTTTTAAGAAGAAGCGAATGGCTGGGTGGCCCTGAGCGGCTTTGTGTGAGAATAAGAATTTTTCATAGCGGAAGCGCCGGCAATCTTTACCAGGCAGATGACATCCTGCTTGAGGCTGGCGTGCCCATCAAGAAGATTAAGCAAAATGGAAGAGTGGCGAACGATACCAAACACTGAAGGGCTATATGAAGTCTCGAATTTGGGGCGTATAAGAAGCCTTCACAGTGGTCCCTGGGAAAGTCCTATCAATCAAAAATAGTAAGGGGTGGTACCTTGGGTTTAGGGCAATCGTCAATAAGCGCTACTTCACTTTGAGAGTTCACCGGTGCGTGGCTGAGGTGTTTGTTCCAAACCCAAGCAACAAACCAGCAGTGAACCACAAGGATCTTAACAAACAAAATAATAGGGCTGACAACCTTGAATGGGTTTCCCCTGTAGAAAATATAGGTCACGCTGTTGCGAACGGGGTTGACTTTGTATCTAACATGAATCGATATAACAAATTCATAAAAACACGCCCGGTTGTACAAATAAGTAGGCACGGGAAAGTTGTTGGGAAGTTTTATAATTGCGTAGACGCATCCAGAATTACGGGCATATGTGGCAGGAATATACACCAAGTTGCATCGAGGACTGAATACAAGCCCGGTAAGATCAGAAAGCAGGCCGGGGGGTATTCGTGGAGATTTTATGGAGATTGAAGTTTTGGCAAGTTCCAGTAAAGGGAATTGTTATATCATCGACCGCGAGATAATGATTGAGTGCGGGATCCCACTTAAAGAGATCAAGAAGAAATGGGGGTTCAAAGTTCATGAGATCCAGGCTTGCCTGATTTCTCATGAACACTGAATGGGGATCACGCTAAAGGCGTGAAAGACCTGATCAAGGCAGGGGTTGACTGCTACCTGAGCCGTGGCACCGCAGAGGCCCTGGGTGTGACCGGGCACAGGGTTCATATTCTCAAAGATAAAGTCCAGGTCACCATCGGGCCATGGCGCATTATGCCATTTGCCGCAGCCCATGATGCAGCGGAACCCCTGGGGTTTCTCTTGGCCAAGGGGGATAAGAAGCTCCTCTTTGTGGTAGACAGCAACTATATTCCCAACCGCTTCACAGGGCTGTCCCATGTTATGATCGGCGTGAACTATCATGCAGATATTCTCAGGGAGAACGTCAGATCAGGGGCTGTGGACATTTCCCTTGCTAACCGCATACTCAAGAACCACATGAGCATTCAGACGGCCATGGAGTTCTTCAGGGCAAACGATATGTCACAGGTGAAGGAGATCTACCTCCTACACCTGTCGTCTACCAATTCAGACCCCGATCAATTCCGTGAAGAGATAGAGCGCATCACGGGGAGGCCAGTGGTTTCTTGTTAGGGTGCATCACGAAATGGCGATCAGTTCCACCGCGTCAATCTTGATGTACCCTACGCCTCTGACAATGTTCGTCACCATGAATTTGTCCGTGGTCGCTACCAGCCTCGACAAGGCAATATCCAGCTCATCGCCGTCGTCAAAATCGAACTGGATCAAATGGCCTCTCTGAATGTCGGTCAGATAATACCCGCCCGTAAAGCTCACCATTAACCTGGGTTGCTGAAGTTGGGTGAGCAGCCAATCCAACGCCCGCTCTGCATTGTCGTCGCCTCTCAGGTATTTGAATTGGAAGGGTTCGCTTGCCAGGGTCCCGTATTTGGCGATGCTGGTTTCCCCCGAAGCGACAATGGCCTCCCGGAATGCTGCGTCTCCGCTGTAGCCGCTCCAGTAGTAGTCATACCACAAGGTCATGGTGTTGAGCAGGTCCACCCGGTCGGTGTACCGGACGGTGACGGAATCTTTGTCGATTCGGTTGCCGTCCAGGTTTTTGTAGACCGTGGTGTGCGTGGGTAGGTAGATCAGGTTATGTTGGCCGGCGTCCCAGTATTCAAGTGAGCTGGCTTCGTAGGCGATCTGGTTGATGAGTTCACGGACGTTGGGAGGGGAGTCGATGACGACGTTATGGGCGAGGCTGAGGCTGTATTCAGAGGTGGGGGGGGTGAAATTGGATGTCCAGCGAGCAGTGTTGGAAATGCGGAACTCGTCAATATAACCTTGGTATGGAAAACTCACATCGTTGTTATTTGCAATGTAATTATTTCCATCAGTAAAATCAAAAAGATGACTTGAGTAAGTAGTCTTCAAAACACCATCAAAATACCATTTGAACACTCCTGACGAACGAACGATTGCAAGATGATACCAAGTACCCGCTGACAAAGAACAACTGAAAGAGTCACCTCCTCCACCATCAGTACCTCCATCCATAATTCCAGCAATACCGAGAGTTATTGTCCAGCTATTAGTAATATAAGCATATATTCCATGGGCAGATGTAGTATGACGTAGATAGAATAAAAACTGAGCAGTCAACCGGGAAGGGTTAAACCGAAAATCAATCGTGAAGTCCCCAAGTCCGAAATCAAAATCAGTATGGGCCGGAGTACTAATATAATCCCCCGTCCCATCAAACAAACCTGATGCCGTCCCAAAAACCTTCTGTGCTGTATCAAGCTGTGCATTCCCGCTGGCCGTCCATACCTTCCCTGTGGCATCCGTGAACGTGGTACTTCCGTCAGTTCCATTGAAATGCAGCAAAGATTTGGTATATCTGCTCACCCTTTTAAGCCTCCCAGTCCCAAGTAAGGCCCGTGTATTCCGTTTTCGCCGCTGCATACGTCGTTGGGTTAATCGTATCCGCACTTAACCCGCATCGGCTCAACAGGATATGCCGGATAATCGCGTCCGGTCTTTCGATCAAGGCATTGGCCGTGCCAGTGTAGGTCCCCGCCGCATCATCCTGCCACCCCTCTATGTCTGCCGTCACCTCGCCCATGGTCTGCGTATCGCCGGTTCGGGACCACTTCGTGGACTCCAGATTCTTGAACTCAATGCAGGCATACCCCCGGTAGTCCGCATGGTAATTCCCCGACTGCCCGGTGTAGGCCGTGTAGTTGGCCGTGTCCTGCCGAACGCCGTCCATATAAACCGTGGTGATCTCTTTCGCCGCATGGCCGATAATGTAGTAGAAATAGTCGGCCTCTGCCTGAATCGCCTTCACCACAAAATCGCCGGTATTGTGGGTGGCCGCTGTGGTGCTGTCGTATCCCCGGGTGCATCCGGTCAACTGGTTGCTGGTCTTGCCGGTATAACTGATCTTCTCTGTCCCGATCTGCACGGTGCCGGAAGAAGCGAAATCCGTGGCATTGGTCACTTCAATGGTGGTCTGAACATCGGTAATATCCGAGATCAGGGTTGAATACCAGCCGATATCTACGGCCCGAAACGGCACCCGCTTAGCCTCGCCGTACACCTGCGGCAGCATTTTCCCAATGTCGGCAGGGTCGGCATTTGGGTAGGTGGTGATGTCCACCACTTCGTAGCTGAACTTGTTGGAGATGGACAACTCAAAGCCGGAAACCGATATGTTCACCTTCCCGGTTTCCAGATCCACGCTTTCGATGTAGCCCTCGAAGATCTTCACGCCGTCCGTGGGAGGCGTTTTATCGAAGAACTCTGTAATGGTTGCCTTAGCGTAATACGGATCGTAGGTTTCAAAGAGTTCCGCCAGGGTATCCGAGCCGCCTACGGTAAGGTTGTTGTCCGCGGAAAAGGACATCTGGCCGGGTGAGACCTTGAGATCAATCGGGTTGACTTCGCCTACGGCAATGTCGCCCCAGCCAATCAGGAGCGGGTCGTAAAGCTGGTCTTCGTAGACGCATTCGCCGCTTGCCATAGCTTAATTGCTCCCCCAAATCCTGTCGCACAAATACAGGGTCTTGCCGGTCAACTCAATCTTGGCCACACGGATCGGGCCTGCGTGCGGGTTGTCGATGGCGTTTTGGTAGGCGGTGTAGTTGAAAGCGGTGATGGTTTCGGATAAAGCCAATGTGTCGGAATTCTTTACATCCAAAGCTGCGCTGACAGCATCAGAGAATGCGATAGTGTCGGATACACGTTTAGGCACATCGACTTCGACCTGGATATAATGCTGGTAAATTTTCATAATAACTTCATACCGGTTTGGATTTCCTCAATGTCCGCAAGCCCCCATTCGCCAGAGGTCAATGGGTTGTCATCCCATATTTGCGTAAGGCAATGGTCGGTCCATTCACCTGAAGTCGGCGGCCCAATATGGAACGATTCTCCAGAATAAAAACATGGCTGAAAAAAATCCCCTGAGCTGGCCATATATTGCACTTGGACAGATTTAACGAGAACGTCGCTGCTCAATGGCGATACTGATTCGTAAATGTCAATAGCACCGGATATCGCTGTCTCCACCCAATCCGAAGTTGTCGCAGGGACCTCATCAACCGCCTGATAGTTCTCCCCGCTTGAAGGCGTCCATTCGATAGTCGCCCCGTTTGCGGAAGGGGCCATCCCGTAAACCCGGGATTCACCAGGCCAATCCTCATCGTCAATGACTACGTCTGCTAAATCAATATCGTAGTTGCCTCCAACTCCAGGGTGCCCACCGAAACTAATTGTGGTTACAGTGTCACACGGAACCCCACTTGTATTCGCCCACGCATGGCTGAATAGCTCCACATCGTCAAAGCGCACAGTTACTTCCTTATTGACAGAATCGACATTCTCAAAACAGACCTGAAAATGCTTTCCAGATCCAGCGTAACCGTAATCCGACTCCACGTAGACAAAATTTTCATCCGCATCAAAAACACCTATAGTTTCTCCTGTTATTTGAACGCCTCCCTGTAGGTGCGTTCCAGCCGCGCCATACGATGCAGCATAACTAAACCTCAGCTTGATACCGTAGTAGTCGTCTGGGATTAACCTGAATGCAACGTAAAACTTTGGTTTTCCAAGAAGATATTTGGCGCAGCTTGCGCTTCCAGCATCATAATGGAACGCCATTTTGATCCATGTAGTTCCTTCACTATCGACATAATGCGAAACAACCGAAGAATCGGCGGTGCTCCCTCCTTCCCATAGGGATGTTTCTGAGGAAAACCCGTCTATAAAAAGCCTGGCCATCACGCATCCTGCCCATTGATAGTTGCAGTGACTCTCAACGCTTCATCGTCTTCCATGCTCTTCGCCGATGTAAACTTGGTTGAAAGATACAACACTTCTCCAGAGACAGAATCCCCTTTGGTATTGGCACTCACAAGAGACGCCCCATAGATACTTTTTGTCGCATTGAAGGTGAAGGATGCGGCGTTGGCAGAGTTGGTAATTGATTTGGACGCCACGCCGCCTTCCTGCCATGTTGGCCTTGCCCCCTCATCATACGCTGTGCATTCGGTATAGCCAGGGGTCTGGTAGGTATCACCTGCTACTGGGGTATGATCATCCTCAAAAATTGCGATATACCAAGCAGACTTTTGCGCTCCGCCTGAAAAAACCACATCCAAGGCATGCTCAATCCCTTCGTCAGTTGTTAGGTTCCCGACTGTCCATTCATCGGTAACAGCCCGAGCACCCGAACGGGGATTCACGGGAGACCATTTTTCCCACCGCCAGATAGATTTGGTTTTATAAAGCCCTTGAATCGCCATTGCCAGCCCTCCTACAACATCTCCAAAAAGTTCACCTTCATCCCCACATGCCCCTCTGTGATAAACGTCTCGATCGGGGCACCCACCAGCCGGGCCATGAAATATGTTCCTTCATGGTCTTTCAAATAAAATGGTTTCGAGTAGTGATCTAAATCATCCATCGCCGCCCTGAAGTCGGTCAGCGTGGTATAATCGTTGGTGCTTTCTAAAAACAAGGTGTAGTTCCTCCGCCTTCTCAAGTTGCCGAACTTGGTAGATCGCTCCAACCCTCCCACGCTTTGCGTCCAAATGACATTCGGTTGTTCTGCCAGCTCCGGGTTCTGAGCAAAGTCCACTCTGAACTCATACCCATAGCTCATGAAGATCTCGGAGCACTGCGGGTTCTCCATGGATGTTACCGTCACCCGCCAGTACCGGGCCGTCACCGCCGTGGTCAAGATCTTCTCGATCTGTGTGTTGCCGCTTTGGGTCCATCCGGCGCAGGCTGCGGTCCAGTTGGAATCGTCTGCGGAATACTCCCACGTCATATCCTCGCCGTTGAAGTTGTGCTTCGGGATGAACAGGGCGTCAACCGATTCATTGTCAGAGGCCCCCTGATCTACGTGGAAGGTCTTGGCCTCGGTCACGGTGTCTTTCCAGTAGAGGGAGATGGAACGGTCGTACAGCCTGGCCTTGGGATAGCCAGTATCGGGAGTTCCCGTCACCGTTACCGTTCCATCCTCCATAATGTTCCGGGTATAGAGCTTGATCTTTGCCATGGCATCTACCCAACCCCGTATCTGTGGTCAATATTCTTGATTTCATCCCTGAGCATGGTTGCCACCTGCTTCACGCTGTTCCGGTCTCCGGTCATGAACATGGGGGATATGGTAATGTTGATCGGACTTCCAGAGGCGGAAGCGGCTGCCCCCATCACTGGCCCCCCGGAAGCGAATGTCTGAATTGAAGATTGTGGCTGGTCGATGACGATCCTCGGTTTGACAATCCCGCCTGCCATAAACTTAGCCACCCCGCTATTGATGGCATTCATCATGCCGGTTCCGTAGTTCTTGACAGCCTCTTTGCGGACGACGTATCCACCTTGCTCTAACATGGCGGGTACGGTATCCCCTCCGCCGAATCCCGGGATGTAACCGCCATGCTGACCAAAAACTTTGCCAAGGTTGGACATCGTGCTTACATAACGTGAATAACCCTTGCCGTGTATCGCTTGCACAAGATAGCCTATCAGGGTTTTAATCCCGCTCTGTCTTTCTATCCTATCGTAATATCTTTTTGAGGCATCTTCGGAGTATCCGTAATTAGACTTTTCATGTGCGTAGGCTTTTAATTTCAGGGCGTTCAGGATTTCATTTTTTTCGCTTTCATCAGCTCCTTGAAATGCTTTATACCAATCAGATGCAATATCAATCGGGTTTCTATGCGCGTCCCCCTTAAAATACTTGCTCAGTATTTCCTCATAAACTGGCACTACTACACTACCCCCACTCCCAAACTTCGCTACCATCCCATTCAGCGCATCGAAGAAGCCAGTTCCATACCTCTGAACTGCACTCTTGTTAATTACATATTCACCTTTTTCGAGCATGGCCGGAACAGTATCCCCACCGCCGTAGCCGGGCAGTTTGCCCCCGGAGTCCATGCCCATGTTCGAAACGGCTCCCCCGGTTCGCATGAGCTTTTTTCGCCATAGTTTTTCACCGGTTTTCTTGTCGTAAGCCGTTTTCCAGATGTGCCAACCGAACAGCCCTGGCTCGTAATGTGTGGTATAAAAAACACCGTTATCCTCCTTGCTTTCCTTTTGTGTTATATCCATCATCTCAATAATTTTGCCAATGAGGTCATCCAGCTTATTGATGATCGTATTGATAGCAGACGTAAAAGAGGAGGTCATGTTGTCGGCGGATATCTCTGCACCTTGCGTTACGCTTGAAAAGTCAGCATCGAATTTGGCCCCTTCGTTAAGCTGAGATTGAAACCCGCCGAGCTCAGAGCCGAGTTCCTCAAGTTTCTCGGTCAGAGGTTTTTCCGATGAAGCAGAGCCGACAAAGGAAACTGGGTACTCAGCTCCCTGTTCGATGGTCTCCGTCATGGTGCTGATTTCAGATGTTGCAGCGGAAACGCCTTCGGTCAGAGGCGCGTCAGCGCCAGCCGATGTTCCGGATGAATTGATGTGGACATTGACGTACACATCGCGGGGGATTTTAGCGATCTTATCAATCAGATCCTGGATTCTTTCGATAGCGGCCGCGATGTTGTGCGTGATGGTGAGCTTGTGCTCTTTGGCCAATTCAATGTTAAGATCCTTGAGCTTATTAAAGACATAGGTAAACTCCTCCGACAGATCTTTTTCTTCCGACCCCTTGGCTTTAAATTTGGTCAGGAGCTTAAAATCCTGCGTCTCAAGCCACGTCTTGTATTTATTGGCTGCTTCTTTTGCGGAATCATAGGGCTTCAGGCCTTCCTTGGTCATCGCTCCGGTTGAGGTTTTCCAGGCCTGCTCAATCCGGTTGAAGATGTCTTTCTTGGCCTTCTCCAGCGCCTCGGCAGATTCTTTTTGCTTCTCATCGGCCTTGGTCATCGTATCGACGTAGGTGCTGGTATACATCGTCACTTGGTAGCCGATATCTTCGTAGTATTTTTTCCAATACTCATACAGGGAAGAGGTGTATTTCAACTCTTCTGTTTTCTGGCTTTCGTGACGGCTTCTCTCTTTCTCGGCGTAGGCGTCGCTTTTTGCAGCAAGAGCATTGTAAAGTTCAGTCGCGATAGCGAGCTTCCTCAAAGCAGCCAGCCGTTCTTCCTCAGTTGTGGTGTTGGCCAGTTCCTTTTCAGCCGCCACCAAAGCCTCGTAAGCCGCCTTGATCTGCGCGTTCACCTTTTCGTGTTCGGGAAGGGTGGCCTGTCGTGCCGCGACAATATCCTGCTCCAATTTCTCTTGCAATTTCAGGCTTTCTTCGATGGTCTTTTCCAGATTCTTGAGGCGCTTTTCGTCTTCCTTGCTGGAAGTGTCTGTTTTTTTGGTTTCTTTGTCCTGAAACGCAACAAGCTCCCGATTCCAGTACTCATCCATTAGGGTTTGCATTTTTTCCAAAGATATTTCGCCGTCCTGAGCTTTCTTCGTCAAAAAGTCGGCATAATCCTTGGCCTGTTTTTGCAGCCGTTCCCACGCTTGTTGAACCTGGTATTGGCCCCGCTCGTCCTGCTGATCGTAATATGCCTGCCATGCGGCGTTCATCTCGTTTACGGACGTCGTGACAGCATCTTTAATCTGTGCCGCCGAGACCTGTTGTTTAGATCTGAGCTCTTCAACCCGGGCCACCACGCCATCGACAAATGCCTTATCTGCTCCGCCTGTTTGCTCAAGCTCGGCTCTGATTTGATCGTAGGTCTTCTTGGCATTCTCACCAAGGCCAACATACTTCTGCGCCGTTTGGTCAATCAAAGCGGCCTGTTCTGCCTGCTTGGCCTTGGCCGCGTCAGATCCTTTGCCGAGTTCCGTGTAAAAGTTGACGACGTTGTCCTTGGCGGTCATCAGGGTTTCGCCGACAGCCCTGAAGCCTGCCGCCATTGCCGTTCCAATGAACGGTATCTTGGCAACTGCCTCGCTGACGTTGATGAACAACATCCCGAAGCCTTTGGCGATAATGTCCCACCCGGTCGCAAAACCATCGACAACTTTTTGAAACGCATCTCCTACGGTGGCTATGGCGACTTTCAACCCTTCCCATACACCTGACCAGAACTGCGCTCGTTCGGCTGCCTTGCCGTATTCGTTGTAGAGATTGACAATAGATTGCAGGCTTGCGATATGTTTATCAGATGCAAAATCATCTAAGACCTTGCTGTTCTGCTCAATGGCCTCTGTTGAGAGCTGAATCTGGCCTTGCAACTCCGGATGTGCCGTGATGAGGCGTTGCAAGGTGGCGATATAGGCATCATTGGCGACCTGGGCGGCCTGGGTGCCTGACTGTGCGGACTGTACCTTCTTGGCGGTTTCATCCAGGGCAAACTGGTAGGACTCAAGGGATTTGACGATCTTCTGGTTTTCGACAACCGCAATCTCAGCGTCTTTCACCTGGTTTTGAAGGGCTGCACGGTAAACGAGGATAGCAGCGGCCACGCCCGCAAGAATCAGCTTGAGAGGGCCGAAGGCCCTCACCAGAGCTTCGATGGAATAGGCTGCTGTGGTCAGAGCCGCAACCAGTCCCCCTTTTCCGAGGGTCGTGGTCAGCGTCGCAAACGTGGATGTCAATATCTTGATAGGAACGACATTTCCGAAGACGGCCATAAACGCAGTTCCGGCAAGCGTAGCCGTCTTGAACGCCGCCGCCGCCGCACCCAACTGGAAGATAACCTTCCCGGCAATGGACCCGGCAAAGGATTCCAGAACAGAGAGGCCACCCCGAACAAGATCCAGGAATGAGCCGATCGCGCCGGTCGCCCCGGCCTCACCAAAGGCAACCGCTACCAGCTTGGCCCTGTCTTGAAGGTTCTTGAACTTGATCCCGAGACCCTCCGCCTGGATTGCCGCCATTTCCTGAGCAGAGCCGATCTCGTAAACCGCGCCCATGGCGTCCTGGTACTGGCCGCCGATAAACGACTGCACAATGATGGCCGCGGCCTGTGCGCCCCGCAACCCGAACAACTGGAACGCCTTGGCCATATCTACGGTTTTGGTGTTGGAATCGTACAAAACAGAGGTGAGCGCCTGAACCGTTCCGGACCATCCTGCGGTTGACGGGTTCAGTTGATCGACAGTCAGGCCAACCTGCGCAAGGGACGCTGCCATGTCCTCGCTTGGCTTGACCACTCTGGCCAGGACCTGACGAAGGCCCGTACCGATGGTGGAAGCGCGAAGGCCTGCATTGGACAGAACCATCATGCTCGATGCGGTCTCTTCAAGGCTCAACCCTGACTGGTGAGCACTGGCACCTACGTAGTTGAAGGCTGTCCGTAGTTTGTCGATATCGAGCTTGGACTTGTTCATGGCATTAGCCATGACGTCTACGATACGCCCCGAATCCGTGGCCGACAGGTTGAACGCTCGGATGGTGGTGCTCACCAGATCCGTAGACGTTTTCATATCCGACATGGTCCCGGTGGCCAGAATCGCCGTATCCTTCATGGCGGCGATGGACTCTCCGGCACTCAAACCTGCCTGCCCGAGAAGGGTCATTCCATCGGCAACTTCCGTGGCAGAAAACTTGGTATCCCGGGCCACGCTTTTGATGGTTTCCCCCATGGCCGACACCTCGGCATCGGTGGCCCCGGTGATGGCCTGAAGGTTCTTGAGGCCCTGATCGTAATCGACAATGGCCTGGGCTCCGGACTTGAAGGCAGTCACAACCGAGTAGATGGCTGTAGCGGCAATACCGTAGGAAGCCGTAACCTTAAACGCGGCAGCCAGACGTTCCATGCCACCATGGATGTGGGAAATCTGCTTGTTGAGGCCACTGTAAGCCGTCGTAACCTGACCGGCCGCAACAGAGGCTTTGGATTGGGATGCGGCAACATTTTTCGTGGCAGTGTCCACCTTTTTCAGGGAACTCCCCATGGTATCCATAGCACTTGAACTCGCTTTTGTAGCGGTGTTCATCTGCCCCATGGACCCCTGAAGCTGTTGCGCTGCCTTCGCTATGTCGCCCAACTGCGCCTTAACCTTTGCCAGCGCATCCAACAACGGCTTGGGGTCTGCCGAAAACAACGTCCCCAATGTCAACTGTTGATCGTTTTCCATTTATCCCATCCTCGCTTTTTTGCCACCCATGGGTTTCTTTTCCATCACCCACATCTGATGCTGCCCCATCATCTTCTGCGTCAAGGCCTCCCGGTCCGCCTGGCTCATGTCCTTGTAGCTGTCCGGGTCGCCGAACACGAACCCCTTCTTCCCGCCAGCCTCCGCCTGGTTACGGCCCGGATCGCTTTTGAGCTTCAGCCCATGCACCGCCGCCTCGAACCTGAGAAGATCGGCCAGGCGCTGCTCGGAATGTTCATACAAGACAACCATCTGCCCGGTGGTTACGCCTCCGTCTCGCCAGGACTTTCGGTAGAAATCGTCGAGTCGATACCCGTATCGCTCACAGACGGCGGTAACGGCCTCCTCGATGGAAACAGGATCCCCAGTTTCTCGAAGAGGCTCTTGAAGTTTTTTGCCACCACTCCAAAGTTGACCTCGTAGATCTGCTCGGCAATGGTCGCCGTTTGAAGGTTGGTCAGCTCTTCCAGCAGTTTGTTGCCGTCCTCATCCGTCACCATGCCAAGGATCCGGCCCAGATTGTCCTTCACCAGATTGGTGATGAAAGCGATCACGGTCAGGTCGTTTCCGGTTCCATCCTTGAACTGATCCGCCAGGGCCTTGGAAATAATGTCCGCCAGCTTCAACTGATCGGCCATAGACAACGGGTAAACGGTAATATTCCGTAGATTGCGGACGCCGATTTCGACCTCCGCAATCTGTGGATTCAATCTCTGGTCTGTGTTCTCCGACATCGTCTTTCTCCTTTTTACTGAGAGGGTTTCATTTGCGGCGGACACCATTGTCCGCCGCAAATATCTAAGGGTTGGTTCCTATGCAAAAATGATATGGCCCAGCGGCTTGTCGTCCCAAATGGCGTCTCCGCCAGAGACGTCGCTGGATGCATTCTTGCTCTCGAAGGTGATCGGCACAGCCGCCGCATCTTCGGCCTGAAGATCAATCTCCACGTTGGCCGACACCTGCGCCCTCGGGAAGATGATGGTCATGGTGTTGGTCCCGTTGGGGTAGGTGTAGAGGGCCTCCATCCGCACGTAATCGGGTGCGGTACGCCCACCCAGAACCACCTCGCCCGAGTGAACCGTGTACGTGCCGGTGCTGATATCGGTCCCGTGAGCCAGCGCTAGGTTCTTGGGCGTGATCTCACGGAAGGCGCACTCCAGCATGGCGCCCTCACGGATCGGGGTGGTGTACTCCTCGATCAGGGGAAACCCGCCTTCCAGTTTGTACCAGTCGGTATTCCCGGTGAACTTGGTGCTCGCCAGGGATCCGATGGAATCGCTGGATGACAGCGCCGACCCGGGGGATGCAATGTAGGTCGAAGAGCTCCCCACCCTGATCTGCGCCAGCCCCAATGCAACGGTACTGGTATCGGTTGCCACAGGTCCTGTTCTTGCCATAATCGGCCTCCTTTTCTTCTGCGGACATCATGGTCCGCAATCCATAATGATGATGAATAACCACAATTGTCGGAGATATTCGGACGGGCCGATTGAAAGACTGGGTTCAGCAACAACCGCTGATTGAACAGACAAGCAGAAGGAAGTTATTCTCTCTGCTTGATATCGAATGGAAAATAGTTAAGGGTATTCAAGTGCCTGCATTTTTTGCGAAGGCACTTGATCTGAATGTCGCCATGGATGGTCATCTGGACAATCGGGTCCTCTGGAGAATCCGGGTTCCGGCCGAAACAGAAGTGCCACAACCCGTTCGGCAGCCGCTCGATCAGCTTCTTGCCGCATTTCTCGCACACGATGAAGACCTTCTTTTCCATACATCACACCTTAGACGCAAATCTCAGTCTGGCAGTTAACACCTTGAATTTGGTGCCGTCATCCGATTCCATCTGACGGCTCTCCATCACATCCTGGACCACAAAGCCGCCATCCAGCAGGGTCCATGCCCCGTCTGCACGGCTTCGATAAAAAGAGAATCGGGCCATGCCGTCGGTCTGCGCACTGTCCACCAGGTACTTGTAAACCTTGTCCCGCAGTTGGGCCAGCTTGAACCCTTCACTGTCCGCACGGGTACAGCAGAAGATCTGAAGGTCCAGCGCAGACAGATAGGACATGCTCATGTCCCCAAAATTGATGGACACCCACCGGTCCGTCGCATGCCCCTGAATGGACGGGGTGGCCAGATACCGATCGAATGTCAGAGACAGACCTTCCGCAGTGGCCAGGGAATCGGTGAAGAACTTTTTTATCGAATCCCGGACGTTGGCCTCTTTGGCGGTGGAATCCAGATCAGTCATTGTCAACTCTCCATTGGTGCATGCGGGTGGATACGCTGGTGCAGGCGTCGTCTATATGACTGACGCGGACCTCTGTGATGATTGCATTCGTCTCCTTCTCGAAGCAGGCAATGGCCCGGTAGATCGTATGTTCGAGGGCATCTTTACACTGTTGGATGCTTAGGTAGTCCATCCTGCACCTCCATCAAGAGCTTGTAGAAGCGGTCCAGCGTCTTTACCGATTCCGCCATGCCTGGCTCTCCCTTCCCGTCGTAGTCCACCTTGGCATGTTCCAGGGACTGAATCACCTGCTTGATCTCGGTGGCCGTCAGGTCAATGCTGACGTGAATGTCTTTCGGGTAGATGTCGAGTACCTGCATGGTCATGCCCACGATTTCTTGAGTTCGTTGACGGCTTCCATTCCGCGCCTCATCCATCCTTCCCGCGCGTATTCTTCAGCAGCAGGGCCGAACACAGGCCGGGCCGGGTGAACACCGCCACCCTGAGCGGTGTAATCGCCGCCCTTTTCCATGACCGTCCCGTACATGGCAATCGGTTTGGCTTTACCCAAAGGTCCTTTCGACCCCTTCCCAAACCACGACTTCCCGCCAGAGTCCACTGCGCCGATCGGAACACCGCCAATCCATCCGTTGCTCGCCTTAAACGCCGTCAGGCTGTTCACCAGATCCCCCTTCAGGCGCCATGGTGACGGGTAGCCCATCCAGCCATATTCATATTTCCAGTTGCGATACCGCTTGGAGTAGGCCGGCCTTGGACTGTTCATGGCAAGGATCTTTTTCATCACCAACTGATAGTAGTCGATGGCGCACCGGCGCTGCATCTCGTCTGCGCCAAAGACCTTGACCGAGGCCTCCAGTTTCAACATGGCTGCCTGGTACCGAGCCATGTCCTGCTCTTTAAACTTGATCGTTATCATGGATCAACCCATTCAACACCGTATCGAAACTGAGGTTATCGCGTATGGGAAGCAGGCTGTCGTCCCGGAGGATCACGTCCTGCCGGAACAACCGAGGACCCCTGAAATACCTCCCGTCCGACGTATGCTTCAGCAACACCAGCATGTCCGAAACGCTTTCCCGAACGAACACCTTGAGACCTTCCAGGAGTTCTTCGTCAATATGCTCATCGTCATAGATCACACCGTACCAGTCGCTCTGAACCGTGGCCTCGTTGATCAGTTGGATGTTGGGAACAAAATACACCTCGTCCGCCAGGCCCTCGAACGATCGCAGGGTCTTTTCAGGGTCTTTGGGGTCTGCACAGCTTTGGACCACAAATAAGGTCAACATTATCGCAACAGCTCCCTTGGCTTGAATTCCTGTTCCAGCAGATCCCGCCATTCGACAATCTCATCGGCGGTTAGATGATCTGTCGACACCCCCTGATACTGCCCGGGGGTCCCCTTGTACCACCCCGGCTTTCCATTGTACTCGAACCAAAGGCCATACCGCTCTGGCTCCATGAAGATAGGCGATCCCGGCATCGGCTGGAGGACCGACACGTCAATGTCGTCCGGTTGGGCCTCCTTGATCCAGTCGGCTGTCTCGATAATGGTGCTGATGGTCTCTCCTGGCAGCCCTACAATCAGGAAGGCCTTGGCGCGGATTCCCTGGTTATGGAGATGTCTCACGGCCCGGGTATTCATTTTGCGGGTGGTCCCCTTCATGCACCGCTCCAACACCTCATCCGATCCGCTTTCAATCCCAATCCCCACCTCCACCACGCCCAGTTTCCGCATCAGGTGGCACACCCGGTCATCCAGCAGGTTGGCCCTGGCGAAACACCGGAACGTGTATCGGCCGCCCAGCATGTCGGCCATGCGCTCCAGCCGCTTCTTGCTCGCAATGAAGATGTCATCGTAGATCATAAAGGCATCGTAGCCGTAGCGGTCATGGATATGCTCGATCTCTGCCACGGTCCGCTCTGCCGACTGGATCATGAAGTCGCCCGTGATCCTCCCGCAGAAGATGCAATGGAAAGGGCATCCCCTGGAGGTCATGATCGGCGTGGCCGGTTTCCCGCCGATATCGTAATGGTAGTCCCGAATCGGCAGCGCATTCCGATCCGGGAACGGGATCTCGTCAATAGCCGGCTCCGGCGGGGAGACCATCCCTTTCCCCATCATCTTGGATACGAACTGGACCATGGTGCGCTCGCCATAGCCTCGAATGACATGAGTGAACCCGTGGATCAGGCACTCCTGCGCCATGTGGGTGGCATGAGGCCCCCCGGCGATGACCTGCTTCCCTTCCAGGTTGAACCGCCTGGCCAGTTCGAATGCCTCCATGCGCTGAGGCGTGGTAAACGATATCCCCACAACGTCGGACGCAACCATCTCCGGCGTATGCCCCAGGCCCATATCCAGGCACTGAACAGAGATGCCATGCTGTTTGGCGTAGGCAGACAGATACAGGATTCCGAGCGGGGGGAATACCGCTTCATCCAACAGAAAGGTGCTCCGGGGGAATATCAGGGTAATGTCAGGCATTTAAAAACCTCTCTACGATGGCGGCCACCTTCTTGTAATACTCCCGGTTGGTTTTCCGGCAGGCAGTCAGGAAGCTCTTGTTGGTTTTCGCCTGGGCCATATCTTTCTCCCATTTGGTTTTGGAGGAGAGCACGATCCCCTTTGGCAGTCCGTAGAACTTGGTGGACATGGGATCGCAGACCACCACCTTCCGATTGAGCAGGTATCCCCAATAGGCGCCATGATATGAATTGGTGACGATGGTCTCGGAGCTGGCAATGAACTCCACCGCTTCCTTGGCCGTAACGCCATAGTGATTGAACGGCAGAAACGGTTTTCCACCTGCTACCTCTTCCAGATCATGCCCCACCACAACAACATCCTGCTTGATCTTATAGGTGTGGTGAAAGAGCGTGCTCATGCAACTGGCACAGGGGACCGTCGGGAGGATGTCCTGATTGAAGTCCCGAACGCCATGGAGCACATATTTCTCCACAAACGATTTGGGGTAAATGATCTCGGTTGCGCCATGGATATTGTGGCCGATGCCCCAGGAGATGAGCCACGGCCCCAGTTCGCAGATCTCTTCCAGGTATCCCATCACGCCATCGTTGTAGTCCGGCGACGGCAGATGGATCAGGCCACCCCCGCCATGGATGATGAGCTGGCCTCGAATGTCGTCCGGGTTGTAGGCCGTCACGCACAGTTTTTCGGACGGGATAGGAAACTTGAAATAGTCCAGGGGGCTCACCATGGTTTCGCCCACATTGTTGCTGTTCAACAGCGTCAATCCAATCAGTCGTTTCATATCGGCACCTCCACGCTCTCAAATCGTTCACCTGCGGCCACTCTCTCGAACAGCCATTCATATCTTCGGGCCATCAGCTCCGCCGTAAACCGCCGCTCGAAATGCTCGCGGCATTTGGCAGGGTTGATCTCCTTGATCCGCTGAATCAGCGGAACGCCCGTATCAAGGATGTATGCCATGTCATCCGAGTCCCTGTAGTTAAGAACAAACCCGTTTTCTCCGTCCTGAACGATGTTGTCCACCGTCACCGAACTGTCATTCCCGAGCTTGCTCATGCCTACAATCGGGGTCCCCATGGCCAACGCCTCTGCCAGGACAATCCCGAAATGCTCTTTCCAGGTGTTGTTGTTGGTGTAGATCAGGCACTTGGCCTTGCTCATGATTTCGTATTTCATCGCATCGTCCACGCCGCGCACCCAGAAGACGGTCTTGTTGTCGATGTAGGGTTGGACCTCATGCCAAAAGGTTCCGGTGTTGTACGGGGGAGACATGATCACCAGTTTGACGCCGGCGGCCTTAGCCAGCTTAATCCCGATCTCCGGCGCCTTCCCCCCCTCGATCTTGCCGATCCAGCAGGCGTAATCATCCTTGTCCGGCTGAAACGCATACAGATCCTTGGGGATCCCGTAATGGATCATGGTCGTTCTGACGCCCTGGCTCAACAGGTCCTGCTGAAGCGTCCTGGAATAGCTCACCACATTGAACGGCGTCTGACGCAACTGCCACCAGGCATGGCACCACATATTCCACACCAGCTCGACGTAGGGCCATCTCTCCTGCGTCTCCCGGGACCACCCTTCCCCGAAGTAGCCACAGAAATAGACGTCCGGGTCGAACCCGGCTTTTGCAAAGTATTTCGTAACAGCTTCGTAATGGATGTCCCGCTCGTTGGTCAGCGGCCCAACCGGGATATAGTCGGTCGCCTCCGGGACGTTGGTCCCTTCTCGGGCGAACAGGTAAACCTCATGCCCCAGACTGACCAGTCCTTGCGTCAGATAGCCGAGGATCCTTTCGCCGCCGTAGGCATGGCCGATCCCGAAAGGAAAGACATTGCCCGTTAACGCGATCCTTAAACTCATAGTGGGCCTCCTTGTACGTCGCATGGGTACTTGATGGCCTTGACGTACTGCTTCACCTTGTTGTAAGGCCATTCGTTCAACTGCTTCAGGACCCCCGAGTAATACCGGGACCATGAGAAGACCAGGCACCGGCTTGGCTGAATCGGCGGGTAGAACACCTTGGCCGGGCCATTGATCAGGGCCAGGACATGCTCGGTCCAGGGGCATCGCCGCTTTCGATCCCCGTATTTACCGTAGAGATAGTTGGAGTCCCGAAGGCATTTCAGGATCTCCGTATAGTCAATCATTTCCCGCTTGCAGATGAAGAACCGGGTGCTGGCCCAATCGTAATCGAAATCAGGGTCCACTGCGGGGTGCGGCGAATACTGGCTCGGGTAGCAGATGAAATCGTATTTACCAGAATCCAGCCACTGCAACCATTCGTTGACCACGCCTTTGTCGTTGATGAAAGCGGCCATGTCTCCGTCAAAATGAACCAGATACTCCCCACGGGTCAGGATCATGGCGTTCATAAAGTTGAGGTCGTTGTATTTCGGGCAATAGGACCCGAGATAGTTTTCGTTATGGCGGTTGAACACCAGATTGCTAATCACCTTGGACGTCTGCATGTCCAGCAGTTGATCCTGAATGCCTTTTGGCAGCGGATCGTGGACGTCAATGAACACCGTAACCTCAACATCGTGGCCCTCGAAGAATCGAATTTTATTCATGATTCCGTGAGTGAAGAAATCCAACGACCGGGCGCCATCGAGCATTTGACTCTGTTCGGTCTTCTGCTCCATGAACCCGGGGCGGGTGTCGAGGTTGATGGCGAGAGAGATGGTCATCCTCTTTCCTTCTGCTCCATTCTGTAATTGTCCAAATCGTCAAGCTCTCTTTGAATTTCATTCATCAAATTGCATACGGCAGCCAATGCTTCTTGAAGGTTCCTCTGTGTCGGATCCATCCTCATAATTTGGTCTCTGAGCTCAATGATTTTATTCATTGTCGCACCCATCCCATGACTGCCCTCTGAAACTCTCTCAGCGTGGCCCCCGGCCCTGCGTCCATCGGCCGACCCGTATCCGGATCCCACCGCACATCTCCCGGAAACTCGAACCGTTCGCCTTCAGGTATGCTCAGCCCCATCTTCACCGCGTCCTCATCGCTGATATTCTCGATGCTGTCCATTCGGTCGTGATAGCAACACATGGGGCGCTCTTCCTGTCGAATACTTCTTCCGCACATCTTACAGACCCAGTACACGGTTCACCTCCTCAATCGCCTTTGGCAGGCATTTGATGCTCAAATGGGTGGGGTCAATGTAGAACTCCTTTTTGTTCCATGCCTCCTGATCCATCAGCCAGTCGTTGAGCGACGCCACCCGCTCAAACCGGTCCCGAAGGACGTGCTCAAACACAACGGTAATCTGGAATATCTCGTTCCACGTGCCAGCCCCTTCCGTAACCCGGTCCACCTTCGGCGTAAAGTAGGGCGCAAACGCGGCCAGCGTCGCATCTGTCATGGTCGATATTTGGTTCAGCCCATCCACATACCGGTCCACACAGGATTCCACGGCAGGCAACACGCCGAACTCTCTCGCATACTTCGGCAGATGGCATCGGCAATCAATTTCCCCATAAAAGAACACCACATTTTCAACGGGATGCTTGTGCATCACCTTGTCGATGGATATGCGCACCGGATGGTTTTCGTTGCACACGTTGTATGCCAGGTGGCCCGAGATGTGGCTGACGATAAATCCGGGAACGCGGTCCTCGTTGGTGTTGAGGGTGTTCGTTCCCTTGAACAGCCGACAGTGGCTATCGCCGATGCAGTGAACCATTATCGCTTCTCGCACCAGAGTTGGCGGACGCCGCCTTCGATGTTCCGCTTGGTCAGCCAACCAGGCTCATGTTCCAGCCAGTCAAAAAAGTTCCCCGGCATATCCAAAAACGCATCGTCAATGCAGACGATGTCGCCGGGAACGGCATGCCGCTCCACCGGAGGCCATTCCGACTTCAGCCATTCGGACACATGGGAGGCGTCCTGATAGATGAAATCGACCCGGTGTTGATATAGAATCGGTTCCAATAAGTCGCCAACCAGGCCCTTGTGGTAAATGAAATTGAGGTTGGCGATGGTTTTGATTGTGGCGATTCGAGTCTCCCTGGCCTTGGCGACCGGGAACCAATCCTCATCGTCTACCTTATAAGTTGCCACCCCATTGACGATATTGTCGATGTAATGCTCCGCCTCGATGGCAATGATCGTTGGGTTCTCCACCTCTTCCGCCATGATCTTCCCGATGTATTCCGTGGTCCGGCCTTCGAACATGCCACACTCCAGAAACACCTTGGGTTTTCGCAGCCGGATAAATTCTCCCATCATGATCAGGTTCCGGTCTGCCGTGTTCCAACTGTTGTAGGTGCCTGCCATTCGAGGCGGCAGTTCGATACCCTTCCTATCCTGAGATGCAATCAGGTGCTTCCAATTTTCATCCAAAAACATTAAGGCTCCTTTCGATACACCTTGCCGTTGAGGACCAGGAGGTCCACAGGGCTTCGGTTGAAAAGGGCAAGCGCATGGTCGTCGGTTTCCACCAGGGGCTCGCCGTTGGTATTGAGACTCGTGTTCACCAAAATTGGCACGCCGGTCAATTCATAGAAGGCCTTGATCAGCCGGTAGTAAGAAGGGTTCTCCCGTTCATTCACCGTCTGAATCCGCGCCGAGTTGTCGATGTGGTTGACGGCCGGAATCAGCCCCGGGTCTTTGATGGCGCCTGTAAACAGCATGAAGGGGCTGGCCGCAGGGAAGTCGAACCATTGAGAGACATGCTCTTCCATCACCGTAGGGGCCAGTGGCCGATACCACTCCCGCATCTTGATCTGAAAATTGATCCGCTCACGGGTATTGGGATTGCGGGGGTCTCCCAACAGGGACCGGTTCCCCAATGCCCGGGGGCCGAACTCTGAGCGGCCATTGCACCAGGCAACGATCTTTCCGTTGGCGATCTCTTCGGCCAGCATGCCGTAATCCGGCTCAACGCATGGCCGGTCCGGTCCCAAAAAGCAGACGTCTTGGGGCTCGTGTTTGACCCGAGGTTCACCCATGACGTGGTGGGCCAGGTAAAAGGCCGTCCCCACACAACAGCCGTCGTCTCCGCACCCCGGGAACAGGAACACGTCGCTGAACTGGCTTTCGAGCAACACTCGAGAGTTGGCCACGCAATTCAGCATGGACCCGCCACTCATGCAGAGGTTCTCGCAGCCGTGGGCTTCAATCTGCCCAATGCACTTCAACACCGATTCTTCAAACAACAGTTGCATGGTGGCGGCGATGTTCTGGGCCATCTTGGAATCCGACTGCGCAGGGGTATAATGCGTTTCAGACCCTGAAAAAATCTTCCATAGGTCGGGATACCACTGGCGGTATTCTTTTTCATCAGGGAAAAAGCAACCGTCCACGTAATACTGTAAATTGTCGAGCACCCGTTGAAGCGGTTCCCCGTATGCTGCGAGCGCCATCGTGGACCCGGCCTTGAGTACTTGGGGACCGATACCGAGGTATTCAGTAAAGAACCCGTAGGCCACGCCGATCATCAGGTTCGGACAATACAAGGCGGCGAACCGGTCCCCTTTGCCGTAGGCCACAATGCAGTTGCTCTTGTGCTTGCCGCCGCTGGCATCCATGGTAAAGGCGAACGATTCATCGAATGGGCTGGTATAGTAGGCCGCGGCGGCATGCCCCAAATGGTGCGCGATGTGGTACGCCTTTAGCCGTTTCCCTCTGAGCTTCACGTCCAACTGGTAAACGTCATTGCCGAAGATCGTGTTCCACAGGCATTCGGCCGGTTCGTTTTCCAGTTTAACCTCGATGTCGTGGTTGGCGAATTGCGGCGCCCAATCCGACAAGGCAATGGCGTCGATGTCGTCAATCGTCATGCCGGCAGCGGCAAACACGTAATCCAGCAACGCATCGTCAAGGCCGTGAGAGAACTTGCTGCGGGTCAGCCGTTCCGAACTGAGAGCGACAATCAGCTTACCGTCCCTCAAGATGCAGGCGGTCCCGTTATGTCCGTAATGGAGGCCTAAGATGGTGCTCATTACAGTTCCTTTCCGCTGTCAGCGGTTGCACGGTCCCAATACTCCGGTTCCGCATACTGGGCCATTTCCGGACTTGGATCGGATTCAAATACGTCAGCTTCCAGCCCCAGTTTCTTTCTCATGGCCTGATGTCGCAGCCACTGCCGTTCAATGCCGTGCCGGTCCCTGGCGTCTTCCTTGCCGTGGTAATGGATCAGGTCGGCCTCGATGTTTTTGTTGGTCCACAGGCCTTCCTGAAACCCGAACATCATGTGGTGCGGCGAATTGATCCAGTGCATCCCGAGCTTGCGCCGAATAACCCTGAGTTGAAAGTCGGGGTACTGGCCAATCTGATGAGAGGTCAGCCAGAAGCCGGTTGCCGGGTCGGGCATGGCAAACGGCGAATCGTCAAACCGCAACAGTTCATAGGATTTTCGGGATACGTGTACGCAGTCCACGTCGTCGGGCATCCCTCCAGTGTCGATGTCGTGGAGGAGGGTTTTGAGTTCCGGCGAACATCGTTCATCGAAATCCAGGATGAAGAATACCGATCCCAAAGGGATATACTGCATAAGGATATTGGACTGGATGACTTCTTGAGCATGGAACCATTTCTCCCATCTATGCTGATATACCTCGACCTTGGGGAACTGCTTGAGTTCGTGGACGGTATCGTCTGAACTCCAGCCGTCGATCACAATAATCCGGTCAACCCACGGTTCATCGTGGATGTCGCCGATGACGGGTTTGACGTAACGCTGTTCGTTGAGCGATTTCATCCCGAGTATCATAAAGCTCCCTCTGTTTTCAGCCTTTCGGCTTGCAATTCTTCTAAGGTCATATCCAGTAAATCTCTGCCTCTCATTGCCATTATTTCACCGATTAACCTCGCTCGGCTTTCTGGTACCGAAAAGTGAAAAACCTCATCCCTGTAAACGTCACCCGTAACAATTATCTTCGAGACTTCATCTTCGCAGTAAATGTCTATCGTAGCCATGTTTTCGTTCATAACAATTCCTCCAACGCCTTTCTCACCTTTTGCGGCGATATGGTGTGGATACAGGGACTCTGGCACTGTGGGTTGGTCCCCCAGCAGTGGCTCATGGTCTTACAAACGGCCAGCATGTCCGGTTGAAGGTTGATAATCTTAGCCCCATGCTGTGCCCTGGGTCCCACCACTCTGGCGGGGGCCGGGCCGTACAAGACCACGGCATGCGTGCCGACCGCACCGGCCAGATGAGACAGGAAGCTGTCGATTACCACGGCAGCCTTGGCGTATTTCATCACCCAGGCGCTCTCCCGAAAGGTCAGCTTTCCACAAAGATCTATGTCTGATTTGCAGCGAATGTCCGTTTTCCCACCAATCTGCACGACCGGCAGATCCAACCCCTTAATGACCATATCCATGTGAGGGTAGGAGCGATACATCTTGCTGCCCCCGGTGGTGTGAACGGCGATATAACCGTCTCCGATATTTTCCCCGGCTGGCATTTTCTCCATAATGGACACGTCAGGCGCCATGCACTCAATCGCAATCTCATCCGCCTCCACCTTGCAGAAATAGGGGTACATGCTATGCAGTGTCACATCCAGATTGTTCCATCCGCCCGGGAGGATATGCTCACCGTGGGGATTGTAAACGATCTGATATTCTTTCAGCTTGCGCTCATCCCAATCAATGATCTCGTCGATATAGGGGTTCCCTGCCACAACATCCTGATACTGAGGCTGTGTCATGTAGACCAGCGGCATATTCTTATGGCGCTCTTTGATCCCCTTGAAACACTGGGTCGTCATAAGGACGTCCCCGGCCGCCGAGTGCTGGGCAAACAGGACCTTCTTAATTTTGGAAGCCTTTGGAATGGCGGTTGCGGCCTTCAACACGTCATTGACGGTATGAACACCGGCCGCCCACTCTTTTGCCCGCTCCATGCCTTTTTCGGCCAAATCCTTCCGCAACTCCGGGCTGTTCGCCACCTTGAGCAAGGCGTTTCGAATATCGCCTACGCGGCAGGCCCTCGCCTCGATCTGCGATAACCCACCCCCGGTCGCCATGGGGACAAACGCCAGATCGTTGCAGGGAACCATCTCGGAGACGCCGATCCCTATCTCGGTTTGGGCCGTGGTATCCGACAGAATGCAGGGTGTCCCGCACAGCATCGCCTCCAACGGCGTCCAGGAAAGGCCTTCCTGCATGGTGCAGTTGACCAGGCAGTCGATGGCGTTGTAGATGTCCACCATCTTTTCGACGGGGTAGGCGCCAGGTTTCTTGGTGATCAGATCGCCGGACTTGGCGCCGAAATCCATGGCAAGCTGGCGGATATTGTGGACACCCGATTCCACGTCGGTGTGCAGATAGAGGGTTATCTTCGGATTACGCTCTTTGGCCTCCATGAATGCCTTGAGCAGCCTTTCCGGAGACTTGCGCACCTGATTGACGCCCACAAAGCCAAAGATGACGTGGTCGGCCGGTACGGTAGGAAAGCAGGCCTTGCGGATCTTGATCTTCTCCGGATCCGAAAACCGCCTGAATTGGTCGGCGTTGAACAACGGTGGTCGGAAATACCGCAACTGCGGCACATGGTCTGCCAGCATCCTTTGGCCGTACTCGGAATAGACGCACGGCACATCGCAATCATTCATCCACTTGACCCAGTCCATCCGGATGGACTGCACATCGAAAGGGAAGATGTAGACAATCTTGAACCCGCGTCGGTTTTGCAGGTCGATGATAGAGTTCCATGCCTGTTGGTATTGCCAGATGTCGATTCCGACAAAACAGACGATATCAAGGGTAAGCCGCTGCAACAGGCTAACCAGCCGGGCATGGCCCCAATAGTCGGCCTCGGAGGATGCACCGATCAGGGTGTAGGGAAGCGGGTCGAACACAATGTCCAGCGGGTCCACATTGCCGGCGCAAAAGCTCGCCACATCGTAGGTATTCCGGTCCGTCTGCGCCAGCACGGCCGACATCATATTCCCGTTTCCGGTGCCGCTGCGGGGGTGAACCCCGACAAACAAGATCTTCTTCTTGGCCACTACCGATGATCCTCCTCGATGATTAACACATCTACACTTGGGAACCTTCTGGATTCGATCACGCTTACCTGATAATATTCGCCGCTTGCCGGTTGCCACCGGTCCAGAACCTGAGCGCCAACAGAATGGGCGAGATACACCTCATTTTTTGCCAGGCCTAACAAGGCAAGCTCCTGATCAGATTCTAAATCGTTGCCGTAAAGAGCCGCCACCTGCATGGCGTCGCAGTTGTTTTTGATCACCTGCCATTGGGTTTGGATGTGGTATTGATCATCCCGGGTCTCGCCGCTGGGACGCAACAGTTCTCCGCTGTTCACGTTGCACTTGTAGAGGATGGCATCGTAATGGGTCAGCGTGTTTTCCAGCAGTCTGGGAAGTCGGTTGGTGACAAGGAATCGCTCGGAGGTGGTATCGAATTCGATAACGTCGCCTGCCGCTGCGGTGGTATCATAGGGAAGGGCGCATCGTCTGAAATGTTCGAGGGTGATGGGCTTGGTGGCTTGAGCCGTTATCCTGGCAAATGCGTATTCGCCGGATATGTCTCCGGTCGTGCGAACCACTGTATAAGCAGCGCCCGCATCGTCCGTGAGGATGTCTTTGATGTCCTCGGCTACTGTTGTCATCAGACCCTTCCCTCGTAGAAGGCGTCAACTGAAAATGGAATAACTCTCTTTCCGCGTGTTCTTTTCTCGTTATCTGTCAGACCCTGGCAATGGAGCCTCGGCCAAGGCCGGTCTCACTTCGTTCTTTTAAAACACACTTTTCTGTAAATGTCCAGAACTATTTTTAAGAATCTGCCTCGCCCGGTTGAATTATGACGATGTTGTCGTCCGTGTAGGTGGTATCCACCCCGGTCACGTCCTCATACTGGAACCCGGCGTCAATCTTGGTCCCGAACATGTGGCAGGCTGCGACCCCCGCAAACTCATACGGATCATCCTGTTGTGCCTTCTCGTATTCGGCGTCCATGTCCTTGATCAAGTCCCGGTAATGGCCGAACATCTGATCGAGATTGATGTTCTCGTACCGGACCTTCTTGGCTGCGCCCGACAGGAGCATGAAGAAGAGATGGCGCTTGGTGCGTTGTTTGAGCCAGCGGATCTGAAAATCAGAGGTAACCGGGCATGCAAACCCGGTTTCCCTCTCCGCCTCATCCACAGCATCCGCATAGTTGTCGGTATCGAAACTGCCCGACAACCCCATGATCTCCCGCGTTACAACAGTGGTGAGTTCGTCTTCGGTCATTGTCCTTCATTGGCCTCCACGTAATCAGGGTGCATTTTGGTGATATGGGCAGACACCCCCCGCTGGGAAGGAAACTCTTTTTGACAGACAGGGCAGACGAATCTCTCGAATACGGGCGCCGCCGGCACCGGTCTCGCTTTCATGGTTGCAAGCTCGTCTTGCAATTTTGCACTGGCCTGTTCCAGTTCGGCCATCAATAATTGGGTATTCGGGTCTGCCGTAGGCTGAGCGGCGATCTCTCCCAGAACCGTTACAGCCTTATCGCCTTCCTCTGCCATTCTCTTGATAACTCTCGGGATTGGTTTAACGCTGTCATCCAGGATTTTTCCTTTCACCCACATTTCCCGCTTGTTTCCAACTGTCGCTTTTACCGTTTCATTGAATTGAATTCTCATACCGTTCTCCTTTTAGTTTGTTGTTTGGAGCCCCCATCCCCGGCCACATCGCCCACTTGCCTGATGACGACGCCGACTAAATCCGGTTGGTGCGCTTGCCGATGACCTTCATGAGGGTCAAAGACGGTAGCGTCCAGATTCTTGCTCGGCCAACACAATCCCCAGGCCACGTCTTAGTGCCGTAGTGCTGTCGCTGCGGGGTAGGGGGCATAATCATTTCTTACCCGGCTTGATAACCAGCCCTTGCGCTGCCTGCCACCACTCAATGAGCATCGTAACGATTTTATCATCACCCGCCCATTTGGTCTTGACCGCCAGTAGCTTCAACCCACCGAGACCCGCAGGGATCACGATGGGCAGAAGCCACCAACTATTCGTTGCAAGCCAAGTCATCAGGAAGCCTTGAACATAAAGGCCCCGTCACACGAGGCCAATAGCCGATCATCATACATATGATCCGGCGAATCGACAGCCTTGATGAGGAGGTCCCTGAGCTTGGTTGCATAGAGCAGATCCCCAACGGTAAATCCCAGTTTTTCAATCTCCGATACGTTCGTGTTTGGTGTTAGTGCCATAACATTTTCTCCTTTCGATTTTTCCAGTTTGTTAATGATTTGTTTACCCGTAATTTTTAGAACCCAATTACGGAGCCAGTCAATATTCCAAATAGCCAATAGCCATTTGAGCTTTGATGTAATACTATCTTCGTTCACAAGATTACTCCCAACATGGTGGAACCTCATCCCTTGAATCCCACACTTTTCTGATGTTACTTGCTTTACTTAGTCCCATAGGTGAAACATACAAAATACCTAATCCAAGAATATCCTCATTGGAAACCTTTAGCCGATGCTCAGGATCACTCTCAGGGATCATCTCCGAGCAATGCAAAAACACCGGCCCTGCATCCAACCCATACTTTTTATCTCTTAAACTTAAGCACGTCTGAATAACTATCGGGATATAGCTCTCATCCCAGTCAGTGCATTCATAAATCTCCACTCTGGTTGACTCGTGGCATAAATCATAAAATGTACTGGGTGTGAAGTGAGTATGGGTCATTTCTGCAACCTCAAACTCACCATTTTGTAATGCCAACCACAGTGGGGTCGGATAAAGAGATTTTAAGTGTGCAGACAAAATTTCACCATTGCCTTTTTTCCCAACACACAATGCAGCATGGCTTTTGTCTCCCTTAATCAAAATAGACGTAAATTTCCATCTGTCATTGGTCAGAATGATATGCCCCGGTTTGAGCTTTGCATAGCCACGTTGGTATTTCCAGCCTCGGAATGAGGTGTAGTAGAAGCTGAATCGAATATACGGTATGATGTCGAGCATCACCCATCGAAACGGTCTGGACTCAAATATCCTGAGAAGTATTTTGCGATAGATGCGGTTCATTCTGAACTGATCCCACCAACTTTGACTTTAAGAGGTATAGATTCACCAGTCATGTCATTGTGCAGATATCCCTGATTAAGCAACAGAGTATTATCAGCTTGGTCATCATAGAGATATCCTTGAATGGTATAGTTTCCCTGATTACTTTGATTGCCTCGACTGATATCCACTTGTACAGAGCATGCGTCTATGTGTTCTTTCAATGCCTTTTGCACAATCTGATTGACTCTCTTAGCGTCCACGGCATTGTATGTCACCTTGATTGTAACCTCATATTTCTCGGCCTCTTTTTCTTCCGCAGCCAATGGGCTCCACAACGCCAGCATAAAACATATTGCGAAAATCAATGCTCGTATCATTATTCGCTCCTTCCACACCAAAATCCCAAAAATAGAATTGACACTAAAATTCCTGATACAATGACTATTCCAACCATCATGGCTTAATTACCTCATGATCTCGCTCTTTAAGTTCTTTACAAAGTCTTTTGATCAAATCATTTTTCAACAAATCTTTGTTTGGAGAATTCAGGCCTTTCCAATCAGCTTGCTCAGCTTTAATCTGCTGCAACTTCTCTTCGATCCCTGGCTTCTTTGGCCCCCAGATGCGCCGCCATAGCTTGACTATGTTGATTCGGCATTGATAGACCCTACCATGACGCTGACGGTCAAAGGCTTCAAGTTCATCTCGGATCATTGTTATTCTCGATAATGTGCCTTATACCAATGTTTTCCAGGTGATTTCCAAAAAGGTAATAAGCAAATCCTCCCGGTTTCTTCATGTTGCCAGTACTTCCAAATCCAGCGAGTCAACGAGCTGTTTTGTAATCTAAACACAATATATTCCTTTCTATTTTATTCTCTCACTCTATTCGTGGTCCACTCCACTCCATTCCGACTCATAGCCTGCACAGCCTCAATGACTGAGACATACGTCTTGGATTCCAACTGTTGCCCGAAGCCCGAAAATGACCACCAGAAACCGGGACCATCTTCTGGGTCTGATACTAAATCCATTGAGACATCCTCAGATATATGCAGTTCATCGTTCCATTTACCTTTGAGGTGCATTTTGGTATTTTTCATATCTGTTAATAGTGGTCATATCCAGATACAGGCGCAACATACCTATCTTCATACGCAGCAGCTTTTCTTGCTTCAATTTTTCGGTCCACATTTCGGATGATTTCATCTCCCTTACCCTCTGCAATTAGTCGCAATGTTTCTGGAAATTTGTATCTCTCATCTTCAGGAGTGTCACTCTCTATATAATATTCATAAACTAACTCTCTAAGATCAATCCCTTTTTCTTCCCAAAACCCGTTTGTAATAGTAGCAATTTTTTTACCTTCTCTGAAAACTTCATATTTCATAACTATCTCCCCTGGCTCATCATTGAGCGGCATGACTAATGCTTCCTCTATTGTTCATAACAAAATTTTCCGTCTGAATTTTATATGTGCAATAAGATCATCAGTTAGCTTTGCGGCAAGTTCTTCTTCGTTTTTATCACCTTGCAAAATCCCAGCCTGATACCATGCCTCTCCAAGGTCAACAATTAATGAAACAAGATATTGAACTTCTGGGACTGTAAAGCTTACCCAAGGTAATAGCTGCTTGTTATCGGCTGATTTGCCCATCAATTACGCCCTCGCTCCCTGTCAGATATTCATACGCTTCCGGCGACTCACAAACCCCGTCCAGGCGCTTGTACGCACATCCATCACCCGTGGGCTTGCCAAACACACAATCCCTTTGCTGCTCTGACGTGACGGCAGTGCATCGAGCTATGTTATCAAGGACGGCGTAGTGGTTCATTATCCCTCGCACATTTTAAATGCCTAATGGCCTCACCCCTTTGCTCCTTATCGGCTGGATGCCCAAAGATTTCCTTGTAACCCCACAACAGATCAAATAAGGTGGATGCCAAGACTTGTTTATCCTTCTTTGTCCACTCAAATTCGCTTGGGTAATCAAATTTTAAACGATTATCGAGATCAATCAAATGTGCCCATTCATCTTGAGTCATTTGTCTTCCAGATCGAATTGTTCATTTTCCAATTCAAACGCATACACTCTGTCAGGAGATGTGAAATCAAAATGATTCACAAAGTTACATGCAGCACTATTCGGTTCTTGGTTGATAAATCTGGCCCTTGTCGATTCCAATAATTTTGTAAGATTTATTTTCACTGTTGTCCCTCCCCCAACTCCTTCATGAAATGCCGCACCCGATCCCAATAATACCCCCGATCATCAGGGTCGCAAAAGTGCTTAGTCGCCTGTTCCTGCGTCCCGTGGCGTTTCAGGAGTAGTCGCAAAAAAGCCAGGCCGCATACGATATCAATGAAATCGTCATCAATCTGATCCATTGTCAAGAGCAGGTCTTTCATGGCGATGCTTGACATCTGGAACACTCCCCGGCATTTGGTAGGCGATAGCTGGTCCATTCCAAGAGATGATTCTGTCATGGCAATGGCCGAGGCCCATACAGGATCGACACCAAAGATCCGTGCGAATATCTCAATCTTGGTTTTGGTCTCAATCTGTTTTGCCTGAAGGTCCATTACGCACTCCATCAATGAGTTCCTGAAAGCTGTCCATCATTTGATTGAGACGGCATTCAGTTTGCTCAAGTGAGTTTCTTGTATCCATCAGCGTTTTATGAATACTCATTAACCCGTTACGAATGATGTCCTGGATTTCAGCCAGCTTCGTTTCCATCAGTTGTTTGATCCGACTCGGCTTTGTTCGTCACGCTGATCTCTATCCATCTTCTGTGAGCGAAACTGCTGCTTGATGATTTCGATATCGACTTTCATATCGGATAATTTACAGAGTGTTGTTTCCTGGTTTTTTTGAGCGTGTTCCATAGTCGATTGCAGTGATGCTAATACCCGGTCTTGGCTGTATGACATCACGCCTATAACAATTCCAAGGACTGTTACCGCAATGGCAAGGATAGACAGGAAGGCTTTTGCACTAACTTTTTCTTCTATGGCTGCCCACATTTTGCTCACTGTATCATTACGATCAAGTTGTGTTCGTTTGATATGCTCAATCGCTTCCTCAAAACCAGCATGTTTTTTGCAGAATCCATTTGTTTCTGTCATTTGCCACAACCTCGATAGGTTACAAAGCTGATTAAGTTACCATTTTACGCCGATTCCGACAGTCTCACTAAGACCACTCCACCTCTCCCAGCCCTGATCCCACGTCCCGTAAGTTACATCAATCAAAGCATAGAGCGCTTTGTAAAGCTGCATTCTTAGACTGAGCACGTTATCTTGGCACTGGTTCACAGTATCGTGTTCTTTGGCGTAAACAACCAACCATGTCTCAATTTCATTCCCGCCCCAATCTGAAGGCAGGTTAAACCGTGCTCCAATGCCACCACCGTAACGATTGCCGCGCTTGGTCCAGACAGAGCCATCCGCAAACGTGGAGCGATAACCACTGTAATTCCACGAGCCGCACCTGCCCGTGCAGGCCGTAAACGTAGCCTGAATCGGCAGTTTTCTTCTTCTGACTCAGCAACTTGCCAGAACCATATAACTCAACAAATCGCCACTTGGCCTGCCCCTCTATCAACCCACCGAAACCCTGACTGTAATACTTGGACCCGGCGTAGTTCGTGATGCCGTAACCTGAGAGGTGCCATCCTATGTCATCCTCAGCCGCATGGGAACAATACGGCATGAGAATCAGAGTGGCGAGGGTCAGGAAGAGTAAGCCGATTAGAAGGAGATTGATGCGTTTGTGGGTCATTTTGTTATACTCCTAATTTAAAAACTGGATTATGAACTTTCATATAAGCTGACACCATCCAAAGAATATTCTTCAAACGATAGTCAAATAATGCTTT